CTCAAGCTGTTCTTTATCATACAACAGTGGCAACAGGTCAATTTACAATAAATTTAAGAGGTAGTTCTTCTACATCTTTAACTAATATGTTATCTGTTGGAGAATCTGTAACAGGTGCTTTCTTAAATACAAATACTACTTTTTACGTTTCAACAATAACGATTGATGGTTCATCAACAAATGTTACGCTTGAATATCAGGGTGGTACTGCTCCAGCAGCGGGCAATGCAGGGATAGATGTTTATACATTTACTGCAATTAAAACAGCAACAACCCCAGCATATACAATTTTAGCATCACAAACTCAATTTAATTAAGGAGAAAGAATGCCAATAATTGCTTCGAGAGGGGGTGCTTCTTCAAGAGGATATGGTCTTTTAGGTGCTAGCAAATCACCTTTTATGATTTTAACAGGTGGAGACTCTACAGTTCCAGATGGAGATTTTAAAATAGTTACTTTTTCAAATAGTGGTACATTAGGTGTAACAACAGGATCTGATCCAACTTATGGAAGTAATGTTGAATATTTAGTAGTAGCTGCTGGTGGTGGAAGTTCTGCAAATCATGGTGGTGGTGGTGGCGGTGGTGGTTTTAGAACAGCGGCATCTCTTGCTGTTACCGATGGAAATTATTCAATAACTGTAGGAACAGGTACATTCAATAGTAGAGGTGGAGATTCAATTTTTTCTACCATTACATCTACAGGTGGAGGTAATGGAGGGCCCGGTTCACAACCAGGAGGATCGGGTGGAGGTGCTGGACATATTAATGGTAATAATACAGGAATAGGTAATACACCTCCTGTAAGCCCACCGCAAGGAAATGACGGTGGAGGAACATCGGGTGGTGGTGGTACTCATGGAACAGGTGGAGGAGGAGGAGCAGGTGGAACAGGTACACCTGGGAATCCAGGTACTCCGGGTGGTCCAGGTGGATCAGGTGCTTCAAGTTCAATAACTGGGACATCTACAAATTATGCTGGCGGAGGTGGAGGTGGAGGTACTGGAGCCGGTGGATCTGGTGGATCAGGAGGAGGTGGAGCAGGTGCCGGAGGCGGACAAGATGGAACAGATGGACTTGGAGGCGGATCTGGAGCTGGTGGACCAGGGGGGTCTGCAAGTAAAGGTGGTTCCGGAGTTGTTATTATAAAATATAAATTTCAATAATTATTATGGCTGTTAAATATTTTACACAATTAGGTTTAGATAATGTAGTTATTAATACATTTAATTTAAATGAATCTTATGGAACAAAAGAGGGTGTTTATTCAGAAAATACAGCTAAAGAATACTTAGCAAATTCTTTCAATACTACTCCAGATAGATTTGCAGAATATTCTCCTAACGGTTCTTTTAGAATTAGATCCGCAAGTATTGGAGGAACATATGATTTTAATAATAATGTTTTTATAAATGCAAAACCATATGATTCATGGACATCAACGGGTGCTCCTAATTTTGATTGGGAACCTCCTGTGGCACAACCTGTAAGTTCAGAAGGAAGTGCAATTTTATGGAAAGAAGAAAATTCAAGATGGCAACAAACTCTTCCTAATGGAACTTCTCAATATTGGGATCCAAATACTAGTTCTTGGATAACATTTACTATATAATATTGATTTTATCTATATTTTAAACTATATCTGTTTAACAACATACAGATATGAAACACAAAATAATTAATAATTTTTTAAATAAAATAGAAAAAGAAAACATAAACTATATGTTTTCTTATTGGGGTCCATTTTTATTTAGAACGCATATAAATTCAGATTTAACTGATTTGATTTATAAAGAAGGTTTAGATTGTAAAGAAAATTGGAATCATGGTTTAGCGGGACAAATTAAAAAAGAATTTTTGTATCCTAAAAAAATAAAAATAAAACTTTTTAAATACTTAGATGTTTATTTTAAAAATTATTTTAAAGCACAAAATAAACATTATGAACAAAATATAAACATAGAAAAAATAAAAATAGAACATTTAAATATGTGGATAAATTTTCAGAATAAAAATGAATATAATCCCGTTCATTCTCATAATGGTACTCATTCTTTTGTAATTTATTGTTCTATCCCAGAAAAAATAAAAGAAGAATATGAAAAAAATAAACATAAAACAACTCTTTTAAATCCAGGTGGAATTACTTTTTTATATGGTGAAAGTCCGCTAAATTTTTTTTCATCTAATATTACCACACAAGCATTTTTTCCTGAAAAAAATTTAATGTTTATATTTCCTTCTTTTTTAAGACACCATGTTTTTCCATTTAAATGTGATGCAACAAGAGTTTCTGTATCCGGAAATATTACAGTTCATGATCATTCATAAAATAAATAATTTTTTTTCTGATTTAGAAAATAATCAAAATATAAGTTATTTTGAAAAGATATACAAAAGAACTAATATAGAAGATTATATAAATAACATTAAAGAATGGAGACACAATATTGTTTGTGATTATAATTCAATAAATAAAACAAAATTTGTATCTAATTTAATGAATATGGATTTAAAATTTGGAGAAGCAATATTTATTGCTAATTTACCAAATGCTGAAACTATTCCACATAATGATTCATATGAATATATTAATGTATTGTGTAATATTATTTCGGATAAGCCGTGGGAGCACATATTTTATAATAGAAAAAATAAAGAAATAGTTAAAGGAACATTGAATTGGGGGGATGCTTTTGTTTATAATAATAAAGATTATTATTGTGTAAGAAATAAATATGATGGAAAAGCTTATCTAGAATTAAATATTAATTATTATTCATATAATAAATATAATATACAGAATAATATTTTTACAGGGATGGCTTTTGATCCATTATTAAACAAGATATATTCTAAATTAAAAGAAGATTAAAATGAAACTAAAACATGATTGGTGGTTTTTTAAAAAAGGTGTTATTATAAAAGATTGCAACAAAATTATAGAAACATTTTCTTCATTTGAAAAAGATAAAGGTATAACAGGACAGTTTGGTAAAAATAGAGATCTTAAAAAAAAACCTTTAACAAAAAAAGAAAAAGAAAATTTAATTAAACAAAGAGACTCCTCTGTTGTTTTTTTATCCGATCAATTAACTTATGATATAATTATGCCTTTAGTATTCACTGCAAATAAAAATTCTGATTGGAATTTTGAAATTGATTGTACTGAGACAAGTCAATTTACAGAATATAAAAAAAATAATTTTTATAACTGGCACCAAGATTGTTGGAATGAGCCTTATCCAATTGAAAACAATACTTATGCAAATAAAATAAGAAAACTTAGTTCTGTTTTATTATTAGAAGATAGTTCTAAATACACAGGTGGAGAGTTTCAATTTTATTTTCAAAATAATCCTGAACAAAAACCTGAGATAATAACATTAGATAATTTTTGTAATAAAGGTGATTTTTTAATATTTCCATCTCATATTTGGCATAGAGTTTTACCGGTTACAAAAGGAAAAAGATATTCTTTAGTTAATTGGCATTTGGGAAATCCATTTAAATGAAAAGTATAGCTATAGTGGGAGGAGGAACAAGCGGATTAATTGCTGCTTTAATATTAAAAACAAAATTTCAAAAAAAAAAAATAGATATTATTAAATCAGATAAAATTGGAATTATAGGAGTAGGGGAAGGTAGTACTGAGCACTGGTTAGATTTTTGTAATTACGTAGGTATCACATTGCAAGAATTATTAAATGAAACAGGGGCTACTTTTAAATATGCTGTTTACTTTAAAGGATGGACAAAAGAAGATTATATACATTTTGTAGATGGTAATTGGGAAACTCAACATGGAAATTATTATTCATTATATGGATCAGCTATATCTAAAAAATTAAAAAATAAAGATATTGTAGCTAATTTTATTTTTAAAAATAAAATATCTAAAGATAGTTTTTCAAATCAATTTCATTTTAATACACTTAAATTAAATGATTTTTTAATAAAAAAATGTAAACAAAAACATATTAATATAATTGAAGATGAAATAATAAAAGTAGAGCATTCTGAAAAAATAGAATGTTTAATAAGTAATAAAAAGAAATATAAATATGATTTTTATATAGATTCTACTGGATTTAAAAAATTATTAATATCCTCTTTAGGTTCAAAATGGATTTCATATAATAAATATCTACCCATGAATGAAGCTATTGCTTTTCCAACTCCTCCTACGGGTGATTATGATGTTTATACTTTATCAGAGGCAATGTCTTCAGGATGGAGATGGAGAATACCAACACAAGATAGATGGGGAAATGGTTATGTATTTTGCAATGATTTTATTAATGCTAGTCAAGCAGAAGAAGAAATAAGTAAAAAATTTAATCATAAAATTGAAATTGCTAAAAATATTAAATTTAATTCAGGTCAATTAGATAGAAGCTGGATTAAAAATTGTTGCGCTGTAGGTCTAAGCTCTAGTTTTTTAGAGCCTTTAGAAGCAACAGCTATAGGTACAACTATACAACAAATGTTCTTGTTAATTAATTATATAAGTTCTTTTAGTGATAAAGATGTAAATCAATTTAATAAATATAATTCTGACATTACAAATAATAATTTAGATTTTGTATTATTACACTATTTATGTAAAAAATCAGATACAAAATTTTGGAATCATATTACAAATAATATAAAACTTACAGACACCTTGTCTGAAAATCTTGAAAAATGGAAACATAGACTACCAAGAAAAACTCTTGATATTAATATACCTTATACTTTATTTGGTCCTAAAAATTATATATTAATTTTAAATGCTTTAAATTTATTTAACACGGAGAGTATTAAAAAAGAATATGTAAAAGAAATAGGCATGGAAAATGAAATAATAGATAAAAAACTAGATACTTTACTTAAGATGAAATATACATTAATAAGTCATAAAGAAATGATAAATAATAATAAAATAAATGTCCTTTAAAAAAAATAAATATATAGTTATTAAAAAAGCGTTGTCTAAAGAATTTTGCGAGTTTTTATGGAACTACAGTATTGTAAAAAGAGATTTTTATAGAGAAGTAAATAAAAATAAAAATAAATATATAACAAATCTTCATTTAGGAACGTTCGGTGATGCTCAGATTCCAGGAAGTAATACATATAGATGTTATGGTGATTTAACTATGGAAACTATTTTATTAAAATTACAAGGAACAATAGAAAAAAATACAAAGTTAAACTTAGTTCCAACTTATTCGTATACAAGATTTTATGTAAGAGGAGATGAATTAAAAAAACATAAAGATAGAGAAGCATGTGAAATATCTGCAACATTATTTTATGGTGGTGATAAATGGCCTATATACGTTGATGATAAAAAAATTGAATTAAATTATGGTGATGTTTTAATTTATAGAGGAATGGATGTTGAACACTGGAGAAAACCTTTTAATGGAAATGAATGCTTTCAAGTTTTTTTACATTATAATGATGTAGATGGTCCTTTTAAATATTTTAATAAAAATGATAAACGGTTTTTTATTGGTGCCCCTGTATTAGCTATGGACATGCAATAATTAATTATTATGGATTTTTATTCTTTACTTAAAGAAAAAATCTACGCTACAAAAAAACAACAAGAAGAAGAATTATGGGATGTTGAAGGTATATTACATAATCAAAGTTTTAAATTCGACACAAGTCCAATACAAAAATTTGATAATAATGACCGTGGAAAAATAGGTACTTTTAAATCAAAATCGGATAAAGTAGTTTTTGAATTTAAAGAAGTTTGGGTTATTGTTGATACTCCTGAAATGCATAATTATATAAAAAAAAATAATCTTACCAGTGTTCCTTTACAAGATTTAATATCTAAATTAGAGTGGAACATAATAATTAAAAAGAAATAATGTCTCTTGAACAAATCTTAATTGCAACATTAATATGGTTATTATTAACTTACATTGTTTATTTTAAATGTTCTTTAAAAAGTATTAAAAAAAGTTATGGAATGTGGTTTACTAAAAAATATTGGACTGATTATAATATAGTTGAATTTTTAAGTTGGTTTACAAAAGCAATAATAATTGTTCCAGGTTTGATATTTAAAATACAATTATGGTGGTTATATTTTTTTACATTATTTACAAGTTTAACATTAATATGGGCTTCTAATAAAAAATTACTTCCTACATTAATAGGTTTTAATACATTATGGGCATGGATATCATGTATGGTATTGGTACAACATGTAATAAAATGATTATGTTTAAAAGAAGTAAAATTAAAAGAATTGATTAAAAACATAGACTGGAATATTATCTTACCTAAAAAATAGTGCTATAATAGGCATAAATATGCCATTAAAAAAGATACCTTTACCTCCAGGCTTTGATAAGAATGATACAGCATCTCAAGCAGAGGGACGTTGGATTGATGGAGATAACGTACGTTTTCAATATGGATCACCTGAAAAGATAGGTGGTTGGGAACAAATTAATTCATCTATACTAGTAGGAGCAGCTAGAGATATACATTCTTGGTTTGATTTAACTGGTAGACGTTATGTGGTTATTGGAACAGATAAAGTTTTATATGTTCTTTTTGATGAAGTATTTTATGACATTACACCACTTAGTACAGCACTAACAAGTTGTACTTATACATCAACTACAAGTTCTGCAACAGTTACAATTAACAAAGCTGGACATAATCTAGTTGTTGGGAATTTAATTAAATTTACAAGTGTAACAACACCGGGACCTACTACAACAAGTTTTACAACTGCTAATTTTGAAACTAATTCATTTGAAGTTAAAACAGTACCAACTGCAAATACATTTACAATTACTATGCCTGTTACAGAAACAGGAACAGGAGTTACTACAGGTGGATCACTTACAACAAATCCATATGTAATTGTTGGTCCACTTGCCGCGACACTTGGTTATGGATGGGGTGCAGGAACATGGGGATTAGATCTTTGGGGTACTTCAAGAACAGTTTCTAACACAACTATTGAAGCGGGTAACTGGTCATTGGATAATTTTGGAGAGTTATTAATTGCAACAATTAAAGACGGACAAACTTTTTCATGGGATCCAACAGCAGGCACAGGAGTTAATACACGTGCAACTATTGTAGCGGGTAATCCTACAGCAACAGTTTTAACAAGAGTATCAGACAGAGACAGACATTTAATTCATTTTGGAACAGAAACAACTATAGGATCACCTTCAACTCAAGATCCAATGTTTATAAGATTTTCAGATCAAGAAGATATTGAAGTATATGAACCAACTTCTACAAACACAGCAGGGACATTTAGATTAGATAATGGTAGTAGAATTGTAGCTGCTGTTAAAGGTAAAGATTATATGCTTATTCTTACAGATGAAGCAGCTTACACAATGCAGTTTGTAGGACCACCATTTACATTTAGTATACGTCAAGTTGGATCTAACTGTGGTTGCATTGGACAACACGCAGCAGTCTTTGTAGACGGTGCTGTATATTGGATGGGTGATTCGGGTAACTTTTTTGTATTTGACGGAACAGTTAAAACATTATCATCTTCAGTTGAGAACTTTGTATTTACTACAACAGGAGATGCTTTAGGACTTAATTTTACAAATGGTGAAACAGTGTTTGCAGGGCACAATAGTTTATTTACAGAAATTAACTGGTTCTATCCACAAGCATCTTCAACAGAAATAGATAGAGTGGTTACTTATAATTACGAACTTCAAACATGGACAACAGGTTCACTTGCAAGAACAACATATGAAGATGCTCATGTATTAGAATATCCAAGTGCTACTAA